TGGCTTGTCGTAAGAAACCGCATCCAAGTAGACAGGCACCGCCGTCACGTACGGACCCTTGAGCGCGGACGAGCCGCTGCACAGTTCAACAGTGACCGAGACGTGCTTGAACTCGGTCAGCGTAATGTCTAGGGAGTATGGCATGGGTGCTAGTGTGACACGCTGTCAGGAGGCAAAGATGCGGGTGTGACGTTGCGCCGTGCGTTTCTGATTGCCCGGCGAACAAGTATCCGCCCGGCAACGTCGAGGAATGGAAGACCTCGAGCCTCGGCCTGCTCGCGGAGCCAGCTGACGATGGTGTCAATGTTGGCTTCGCACCACTCGACGCCCTGCTGATCCATAACCGAGGCGTGCGTGCGGCACTCGCAGCCTTCCGATGATTGGATGCGAAAAGGCCACGCTTTAAGCAAACGGGTTAGCTCTGCGCCAACGCCGCCAGCACTAGATGGCTCATGACTCACAAAGACTACCGCTAGCGAGGGTCATTTATTAGCTCGATTAACGTCCCATCGTTGAGCAATCCGCGAATTGCAGTAATTGTAAGTGTGCGAATTAGCTTAAGCTGATAAGTCAAAAAGCGAAACGGTATGACCTCTGGAAAGCCATTAAAGGAATTTGTGAAAGAATTATCTACACGGTCTTCTGTTTTTTGATAATCCCCTCCGGCGTCAATAAATAATCCTCGCGCGGACGGAAAACCACGGCCACACGTATCATCGCCATACGGCCTAGTCCACCTCTTAACAGCATTATAATCATCGACAAACCCAAGTCCCGGCTCGATATAGCTTGCGTTCACGTCCCACGGCAATAGCGTTGAGCGGGAAACAATCGTAAATGTACCCGGCGTAAAGGTCGCGTTTCCGCCGACGCACGCAGAAATGGCTTCAGAATAATAGTTAGTCAATTGGCCGTTGCTGATGGCAAGGATTGTAGTATTGACGATTCCGCTTTCATTAAATGTCTGTGACGCACTTACAGAATCAAGATCTGCCTCAGTCGGCACTGTTGACGACAACGAAGAATATGTTGGCCAACGGCGAGACCATCCAACCGTTTTTACGGGATTTATGGAAACATAGATACCTGGCCCAAACTTGTTGGGAAAATTGCCTGCCCATTTGAGGGAAGGGGTTGTTTGAACGGTTATTACTCCTGACAGTGCATTAGAGCTGTACTCAAATACAGCGCGATCCGCGGTTTGATTCGTGCGCGTCAGCGTGTAGGTGCCGGATGATATGCCACGTACTTTTATGGCACTAGCCACTTCTGTTTCGCACTGCGATTGGGTTCTTTGAGTTCTATACCGCAGATACCCGTAGCTATCGCTTTGGTTGCTGCTTTCAATATCCACTTCAATGCTATCTGGAATCACAGATGGCTTGCACTGCGAACAACACGGGCTACAGCTTCCACCTAGCATCAACTGCACTCCGCTGCAATGAGTATCCACTCGTTTCCAACGTAGGCGATAGCGCACGCCTTACTGCCCGTACCTGTGATGGCTGCGAAGTAGTTCTTGACACTGGCGTATGTAGTGCTGGTAGAGATCGCATCCGTAACGGTAGCAGTGGAATTCTTCGCCCACGGTGCCGTGAATGTCCCACGCACAACGCCAGACTGCATCCGAATAAGCGCCCACGTCGAATCCTTCCACAGCACATGAGCCCCAGACGCCTTGCCGAGGTCCGCTGTCTTCAGCTGCACCACGCCACCCACTGCCACCTTGCCAACCTTGCCGCTCTCAATTGGCTCCACGGCCACGCACCAGGCCGTCGTCGTCGCACTCGGCGTGTCGCCCGTCAGCACAGGCATCTCTTCAAAAGACGCTGTAGCACCGCCAGACGACGACGTAGGCGTGATAGCCACGCCAGTGATCGCCAGCACGCCCCAGCGTGCGACAGTCACAGACGGGCGGCAGTAAGCCCATGTGTACGGCTTGAGCACTGGCGAGCCGGGGGCACCGCCTTCTGTGCCGGCGTGAGCGCCGAGCACTAGGTCAGCAGCATCCTGCGCCCGATTCCACGCCCGTGCCGAGATCGCACCGCGTAGCGGCTGGCCCGGCTCAATGCGACCGTCTGGACGCGGCATTAGGTGGTTCCTATGCCAAGAACCGAAAATGATGTTTCTCGGTAGACCTTGTTGACGTAGACGGCTTTTGGCTTCTTCAGCAGAACATTGGAATCAACCGCATCCTCGTACCTGACCCACAGATACTCGTGGCCTTTTTTGCTGACTCCGGTGATGTCGCCAATCGTCTCGCCGGTGACGTTCTTGGAGGCTACAAACCTAAACGACAAAGACCACGGGCCGCGGCCTTTCTGATCGTCCCATTCCTGCGATCCGCTGCACCCGACAAACAATACCTCGCCAGCTTGAAACCCTCGAAAACTGGCGTCGTTTGTTCTGCCAGTTACGCCAGCGACGCCAGTAATCCAACTGCTCGTCACGTACGTGTTTGGCACGTCGTAGCTTTCCTGCCATTGCAGCTGCGGCACGACAATATCAACACCGTTGACACCGTTTGAATCGACGCCGATTGCATTCTTCTGGTCAGGTGCGCTCGTCCCGAACCTCGTCTCACTGTATGCCTGCGTCATGTGCTGCGTGCCGCCGGTCGTATCAAACGACCGGGCTCGCTTGAGCGGAGCCGTGCCGTCCTCGGCACCATTCTTCTCGTACTGGATCGTAACTTGCCAAGCATTGTCACCGAGAAAACTAACGCTGTACTGCTCGGCTCGCAACTGCATTCCCGTGACGCCTGGATACTGCCAATACTGCATGCTTGATGTGATTTTTGTATTGATGTCAGTATGCAATATCGTGTCGTCAGACGTGCCAAAGACTTTGTATGACACGACGTAGCTAGATGCAGCCTGCTTGCCCTTGCGGACGATTGTCGCCTGTCTCGAGTCGCCGTCTTCTACCCATACTAGGCTTGCCATTACGCTGCCACCTTTCCGCCGTCGTCAATCTTGCGTGTGTTCTTAGCCGTCTCTTCTGCCGCCTTCGCTGTGCGTTCCGCAAGCGACGAGCCGCCGAACTGACCAGCAAGGTTGATTGAGGAGAACGTGCCGGCGATAGAACCCATGCTGGCTGTGTTCGTCCCTTTCTTTGCCGCATCAGCGTTTGCGATGCCGTTCTGCACATCCCGGTATGCGGCAAGCAATGCGTCCTCTTGCTCGGTTGAGAGCTTGTCACCCTCAATAAGCTTGCTGAGTTGCGAGCCGTACTTGCCAAGCTCTTCCAGCGATGTTGCACCGGAAATGCCAGAAGCAAGCGAAGCCACGTCTACGGGCGGAGTCTCCATTCCGGTGGCAGCAGCCTTTCGGGCGTCCGCCTGACGTCCCACAAGCGACGACAGCGCCCCCTCAGCAGCGACAGTGGCAGCCCGACGGTCGGCGGCCCGCTTGGCGTTCTCGTCCTGCCTAGCCGCCTTGTCGGCCTCGGCACCAGCCATCACGGCACCAACACGCTCTTGACGCTGCTGCTCTGCCTGTGCGTTCTGTGTTGCAGCCTCTGCCGTGCGGCCCTCAATGCCTGGTCGTTCCTGTGCACGTTGCTCTGCTCGTGCAGCGTTCTCGTCCTTGATGTCCTGCACTCGCTGCTCGGTATCCTCGGCTCCCGTGATGTATCCTTGAACACGAGTCCATGCGATCTGGATGCCAGCAACGAGGTTGTCGAACGTCGTCATGACGCTGTTGGCGATGTTGTCAAAGAAGCCCATTATGAAGGCACCCATCGTGTTGAGGAGTGCCGCCGAGTCGGTGTAGATCTTGTCCCACGCGATGTATATGCCTGTGCCGATGTCCGTGAACACGTCCTGAAACGCTGCCACCCACGGGTCCACGTAGGACATCAACGCTTCAACGCCACGCAACCAGCCAGCGACCAAGCCAGCCCAGAGGACGTCCATCGCACCAGACAAGTCGCCAGCAGCGACGGCTTCGTAGACGCCGTTGAAAGTTGTTGTGGCAGTCTTGGCGAGGTCGCCCAGGACGACGATGCCGTCAGAGACCGCAGTTGAGAAGCCGCCAGCGATAGCACCGCCTGCTTCGGTCACGTAGCCAGCCAGCCCAGAGAACGCACCGGCAATCTGTGGCCCGAACTGCTTGACGGCAGCACCAACGCCCAACGCCGCCGCAGACAAGAGCAGAATCGGTGCCAGCGGTGCGAGCCACGCCGCTGCCACGGCAGCGGCAGACGCCACAGAGCCAGCGACAGCCATCACGGTAGCGGCAAGGTATGTGCCGATTCCAGCGACGGCAGAGCCGACGAATGCCGCCACGCCACGAGCAGCAGAGCCGAGCCACGCAGCAGACATCGCAGCAGTTGAAGCAATCGTCTTGCCGACAGCACCCGTGAGGTTGGCGGCGTACTGTGCCATCCGTGCTGACGCACCAGTAGCCCACCAGACGAACGACTTATACGTGAGCGTCAGCCCGCCGACGATGTCGCCAACAAAGCGAGCCATGCCAGAACCAGACACGGCGAACATAGCACTACGCAGCGTGCTTGACGCCATCACGACGCCGTTGAGTCCTCGCAGCGTCGCCGAGAAGAATCCGGCACCGGCGGCAATGCCGCGATTGAATCCCGTGAAGAACACCGGGAACATTGCTTGAGCAGCAACCGAGGCGGCACCACTCATCCGCACAAAGCCGGCAGCACTTGATGCGGCGAAGCCAGCCAACGCCGTGGCAGATGACGTCGCAAAGCCAGCCATCGCACTGGTTGAAGTGGCGGCGAACGACAGAACAGACGCCGACGCACCGAGCATCGACACGCCGATTGAGTTGGCGAGTGCGAGCGTGGCAGGCATCGCTACTAGGGAAAAGCTCTTGGCGACGCCGCTGGCACCGCCGATCAGCATTGTCAACGGCGATAGAGCTAGAGAGGCTGCTGTGCCTAGCGTGCTGAACGACGTAGACGCCAGAGTGATTGAACGCCCAAGCATCGCCACGCCACTGCCAACCACCACCAGTGCCGCACCGCCCTTGAGCACTGACACCACAAGCGCCTGATTCTCGCTGATGAACTTGCCGACGTTGGCGGCAACGATGGCGAGCCCCTGCGCCAACTGCGTCAGAATTGGCGCCACTGCCGAGCCGACTTGGATAAACGCCATCTTCATTGAAGACTTCACGGAGTCGATTGCGTCACCAAGTGCGT